CTCATCTCATCTTTTTTATAAACCTTCCATATTCTTTGTTGTCCGTGTATTCCGTTGTGCGCCCCTTGATGACAATCTTTGCACAAGGGAATGCAAAGGTATTGCTCATGTTGGACGATGTGGTGTGCGTCACTAGGGCCACTCGCGTCACAGACCCCACAGTTCATTTCCTTGATCTGGGCTAAGTGCTTGCGCTCTGCTAGGGTGGGTTTATTGTTCAAAGGTCACCCCATGTTCTGCACCCCATGCGTGTAGCCATTCCACAAACTCTGACGCTTGCTCTTTGGTGAATTTACGGGTTTGCTGACCGAGCTGCACAATCCCCGTCCCGTCTAGGCTTGGCACGATTTTGCCCTCGTTTAGTTTTTGGTCTTTACAAAATTGCCAAACAAGCATTCGTTTCCAATCCTCTGCGTCCCATTTTGCGCCCAAGTGCGAGGCTTGTTGGGCTATCTCCTCAATCATGGCGTGATACTTGGAGTTCTGTGGGCATGACCGACTTGCGTTTTTGATTTCCAAGGTCAATTGCTTGCCAGATGCTAGGGCTTCTTTGACTTTTGGCCAAAGCGTTCCCATCACCGCAGTCGCGTTGTCCTTGTTTAACTCTACTCGCATTCTTGCACCATGATGTTTGCGCCAGCAGTCTCGGCATACAACTTTTTAATGTGCGCTTGGACTATTTGCGAGTCGTTTGCGTAAACAATGCCCTGCATGGCATCGGTAATACTTTTGTAAACATTATCTATGTCCACTTTCTTGGGATATTCAACGCCCCTTAAACAGGCTTCCTTGCGCTTTTTGGAGTAGGAAGTAGGTACACCATAGCGGAGGTATAAAAACACAGTTAAAGCCCCTTTTAATGGCTCTGATGCGCCTATTGCTTGTCTGGCTTTCATTGCCACATGAGTTTCGTAGTCGATAGTCTTGGCATCGGTGTAAGTCTGGACAAACTGCCCACGCCTTGCAAAGCGCGGTCTGCCTTTCGGTACTGGGTCACCATCAACTGTGAATGTCACTACTAGGCTCATTGCGTAACTCCTTCAATCTTTGAATAATCAAGATATTTAGAGTAGGAAAATCCGACATTAGCAGTTTGCTCATGTGTCTGGCGTGGTCGATAGTCGCTTTGTTCATAGCCAATAGCGCATAGTGATTCGCCAGATGCTCGACATAAATCCCCTGTCCGTTCCAAGGCTTGATTTGTTTCAGCCAAGGACACGGGGTATCTGTCTTTTCTTTTAATGCGGTCAAGGATGGCATGGGCTTGCGTCTTTGTCATAGTTCAATCACCCATCCAGCAAACTCACCCATTCTAAAAAACTCTTTTGCGTCACCAAGCAAAGATATGTCAATCGGAATTTGTACGCCAGCCAAAGACATTTCTTTTATCAATACATCTTCTGGTTTAGCACCTTGCAACAATTTAAAGTGCATGGTCAGTCTTTTTAATACTGTTGAAAAATACCCAAGATGGTCGCAAACTTTGTCAACAATAATAATTACGCCACCTTCTTCACATTTGTCTTTAATTCTTTGCATTAGTTTTTGTCGTTGATGTATAGGAATAAACATTAAAGTTAAAAATAATATGTAGACTTTTGCTTTAGGTAATCCAATATCCATAACATCGGAATCAACAAGTTCAATGCAAGATTCATTTGCATATTTGTTTTTTAATTTGTCAAACATTGATTCGCTTTTCTCTATGGCGGTTATGTAGCAAGAACGCTCTTGCACCAAAGGAAGAATCTTTTCAATCATGTTTCCAGTAGATGCGCCTATGTCTACAACAGTATCATTTTCAGATAAATAATTTTTAATGATGTAAGCAACAGACTCAGTAACCATGTCATACCAAGGCAATTGCTCTCGTACATGGTTATCAAATGTGTTGGCAATTTCTAGGGTTTCAAAAGTCCATGATTTCATAATGGCAACCTTTTAGCAATTTCGTAAATAACATTGATAGTGACTGCACGACCACATCGTTCATATCGTTGTGCGTCACCTACTAAAGACCCATCCGCATACCACTTTGTCCAGTTATCGGGAAGTGATTGCAACCTTTCACATTCAAGGGGGGTAAGTTTTCTAAGGCTAGAACCAACCATGACACCATGCCTGTCTTGTGCGGTGACTGTAAATGCTGGTTCGTTGTGGTCTTTAATTTGTCTTCCGTTTTGGCGTTTTTCTTTTCTATCAGGCGTTAAAACTGCTTTTACTGTTTCAGTTATATATGGGACATTGTTTCCACCAGTTCCCATGTTTGCAGTCAATGTCGGGGTGTAATCACCTTTTATGTCTCTAAAGTGATTTCTTCTCCAATGGGTAGCCCGAACAAGTCCATCTGGTTTACTTGTTCCTTCGTCAATGACTGCTCTTGTTCCCCCGCCTTTGTAATAGTGTCCGTCAAGCGTTGGTAAATAACTTGTCCGAACCCGTTCCCTTTCTCCTTGTGTTTGTTCGCTCTGGTTGTCATTCTCTGCAATGCACCTTCCGATAGGAAATACTTTTGGTCTGGGTTTTCCTCTAAGATGTCCGACAATAAAGATTCGTTCCCTATTCTGTGGGACTCCGAAATTCTTGCTGTTAACACATTCCCATTGGCAGTCATACCCCAATTCATCCAGACTTGCGAGGATAACTCCAAAGGTTCTCCCTCCGTCGTGGTTGAGGAGTCCCTTAACATTTTCAAGGAATACATATGGGATTCTTTTACTACTGAGGATTCGGCAGATTTCAAAAAAGAGAGTACCTCGTGTATCTTCTGTTCCGAATCCTGTTCGTCTTCCAGCAACTGAAAAAGTTGCACATGGAAATCCTCCGCAGAGTAAATCGGCTTCGGGGATTTCATCAGGCTGAATGAGTCTGATGTCTCTTCCGTCTGGTTTGTGTTTGAAATTGTGTTCATAAATACTCCTTGGTTTTTCCAAAAATTCGTTTGCCCAAACACATTCATGTCCAGCCTTTTCAAGTCCCAAACGAAAACCACCTATTCCCGCAAATAACTCAATAAATTTCAAAAGTCCTCCTTCTCGTACCATTGTTGGACAGTACGACTAACTGGTTGGGCAACGATAGGTCTGCGGTATTCAGCAGGGTCTTTAGCCCATTGGTGCTCGGAACACTTAGGGCGGTCACCACTTAGGTGGACAGTCCAACGCTTTGGGCAACCAGGCACAGAACACATAAGTTTTTGCTCTTCGTCAAAACCATTGTCTTGTTTTTGGTTATTTTTGAAATTAGTTAGTGCCATGATATTTTCCTTCCACGATTTTTGCAAAATTGCTTGGTTTTAGTATCCACTCTAGGTCAGCCACAAAAGACCGCCCAGACTTGTCGTTGACTCTGCCTGTCAGGAACTTGGATGTTCCGATGTGCTCAAAGAACTCGGCAAACCAACCAAGAATGTCAGAGGATTGGATTTCCTTGGTCTTGGCAAGTTCGTCAGCAACCTCTCTCCACCTCTGCCGTAAGTAGCCCTTACGGGTCTCATTCCACACCTCTATGCGTCTTAGTGTTGGCAAGTGCTTGTGGTAAAGGTCTATGACCCCTTGATGATTACATTTTGGTAAACCATTTCCTATCTCTGGCTCACCGCTAGGTGGGCTTATAGATATATCTGGTTTATGGTTAATGGTTATTGGTTCTTGGTTATTGGTTGGTTGAACATCCGTTGAACGGGCGTTGAACCTCCGTTCAGCAGACGCTTTACCAGCCTTAGACGCTTGTTCAATTCTCGAGTGAAAGTGCTCTATTTCCTTGTTGGCTCTAGGACTGACAAACCCTTGATCTGTGGACAAAAAGAACTCGTTAAGGACTGACAAGACCTCTTGTTCGTGCTCACGCATATTGATCTGCCGAGCAATGTCGTGTTGCTTTATAGGCTTTTCGTGGAGGTAGTAAAAATCCAATAGTCTGCGATAGGCGCAGTCTTCTACGACATTTAAATGCCGTGTGTGGGAAGCATAGTCCCCAATGTTGAACTGGTAATAGTGCATTCTCAGACCCAAACTAGACCCTTGGGAGAAACCTCGGCAGGAGGGGTCTGTTCTCTTTTCAATGCGCTCATGACTTCGCATCTAGCCGTGTTTCAAATTATTATAGGCTACTTAAACCACTCTGGTTTAAGAACTAACAACTGCCACATCCTTGCCTTGGGAACAGTCTTCCATTGCGAGACCGCAGCTTGGCTGATGCCCAATATGTCGGCAAGATCACGCTGTGAGCCTGCCAGACGGATAAGATGTTCTTTTGTCATGCCCGATATTCTACATAAGTGCGCTTAAACAACACTAGGGAAACTACCTACAAAATAATTGTTGACATGGTTATAAGTTGGCTTATACTTCTATCCATGCCGTAGCAATTAGCAAGCGGTCTTTTTAGGAGTTAGTATGAAACTTATAAACATCCACACAGGTTTTTCTTGGACATCTGTAATTGTTGAAAAAAGCAATATTGAGTATTGCGTTCAAATTGACGGATACGATTACAACAAAAACGAAGTGCGCGAACAGCGCCTAGAACGCAAGATTCGTAATAACTCAAAACTTCACGAAATGTTGTGCGCTTTTGCAATAGCCAAATTAAATGAATTGCAAGAGGTGGCAGCATGAAAGCAGAACACAGCGAATTTGACTGTATGGTGTGCGAACACCCAGACGCGCAAGGCGTTGACCTCGAATGTTATTTTGAACCAAACACTACCAACCTTTGGTTTGTCTATATCGGTGACGCACTTATCACCGACTTACTGCGTGACACAGTAATCCAATCCCTAGAACGCGGTTACGCCAAAGCCATCCAAGAGCAAATTGACAACGACAAACTCGACTACGCACTTGCCCGTTATGAAAGCAAACACTATGAAACACTCTAAATACATCCAACACGCCATCCAAGGCCCGTTCACATCCGACAAACCTACCTTGGTAGATCAGACGATCTTTTGGTTGTCTGGCTTTGTCTCTGGTCTTATCTTTGCCCTACTTATTACAGGAAATTAAATGAAAAACATTGCTACTGCTTTGGTCAAGGCACAAAAGGCGTTTGAACCCGCTTTTAAGAAGGCTAACAACCCTCAATTCCGTTCCAAGTACGCAGACCTTGGCGCGTGTATTGATGCCGTTAAAGAGGCTCTAAACGATAACGGCATATATCTCTTACAAAAGAACTACGACTGCGCTGATGGCGTTATGTTGGAAACTGTGTTTGTGCATGAATCTGGAGAAATGCTAGAAACTGGCATTGTCCATTTCCCAGCCAATAAGCACGACCCCCAAGGTCACGCCTCGGCTTTGACTTATGCGCGTCGGTATTCGCTTATGAGTGCCTGTGGCATTGCGCCAGAACCAGAAAAACAAAATGTCTCGTTTGCTGATGATGATGGCAACGCTGCCTCTAAAAAACCAATTGTCAACGAAAAGGTTTTGTTTGATCACTTAGCTGCAATTGATGCCACCAGTAATAGCGAAGAATTAAATTTGGCATTTACAGAGGCATTTAAGGCTTGTAATGGCGATCAAGTGTGGCAAGCCAAAGTTATGGCAGCTAAAAAAACCCGTGTAGTAAGAGCAAAAAAGGAAAAAGATGATGCCTAACCTATTAGGAAAAAATCTATATTTGGATAGATATTCTTTAGGATTATCTCAATCAGATATATCACGCGCTATCAATATAAGCCAACAAGCCGTAGCAAGATGGGAAAACGGGCGTTCTATTCCAAGGTATGCAGTATTAGAAAAACTTAAAACTTTTTTAGCAGAAGAATTTAAAAAAACTAATAGTGAATCATTGGTTTGCTCAATGGTTGATAACTTTATTCCAAAACCAAAAGAACAAAAAACAAAAATTGAATTGCGCGATCATTTTGCGGTTAAGGTTATACCTACTTTAATTGAACAATATGCAAATATCGTTCGATCTAAAACCCCCCAAGTATGGGATTCACAATGGCGCACCTTTGTTGCCGAAGATGCTTACAAAATGGCAGATGCAATGTTAAAAGAAAGATCAAAATGAACGAAATTGAACAACGCACAGAAGAATGGTTTAAAGCCCGTCTGGGTAAAGTAACAGCCTCAAAAGTCGCAGATGTAATAGCCAAGACCAAAACTGGTTACGCAGCTACCCGTGAGACTTACATGACCCAGTTGGTGCTAGAACGCATTACTAACAAAAAAGCAGATAGTTTTATAAATCTTGCTATGCAATGGGGTATCGACCAAGAGCCTTATGCAAAAGGGTTTTTTGAGGCTACCACGGGGCAAATGGTGCAAGAAGTAGGGTTCATACCTCATCCAACAATTGAGATGGCTGGCGCGTCCCCTGATGGCCTTCTGGACGATGGCGAAGGCATGATCGAGATCAAATGCCCAGAATCTAAGGGAATGATTGAAACTCTGCTAACCCAAACTGTGCCAGGCAAGTATCACACCCAGATGCAATTTCAAATGGCGTGTGCGGAACGCAGCTATTGCCAATATGTTGTATTTGACCCAAGAATGCCACTTAAGGCGCAATTGTTTATTAAACGAGTAGATCGTGACGATAAATATATTGCAGAAATTGAAGCGGAAATTGTTAAATTTCTTGCTTTGGTTGACGCTCAAGTTCAAAAACTTAACAAAATTATTAACTCCAATTGAAAGCAATTAAATGAAAAAATCTTACGAAATTAAATTTCCTGCCCGTAACTACACAACCGCTACTGGTGAAGAAAAAACCTTTTGGGCTGAACACGGCACATTGTTTGTGGAATGCCCCGAGGGTACTGATCTGCAAAAATTTACATTTAGAGTAAAAATGGATTCAATGCCCATATCTAAAGAATATGACGGGTGGTTTCGTTGCTATGAGAAAAAGCCTAAAACCTCTGAATCTAAGGATTCTTTTGATGACATACAGTTTTGATCACCCAAGAGTAAGAAATAGCGACCCAATGACAAGTTGGGTGGCTGCGGGGTCTGCCAAAGACCTCGCCAAAGCCCACGCCACCAAAATCATCCAATGCCTCAAAGACCACGGGAGTCTGGGTAAGGATGGTATTGCTCACTTCACGGGTTTGGAGTCCATGCAAGTCGCTAGGCGGTTGCATGAGTTGGAGAGAGAGGGGGAAATCTGCTTGACGGGTAATGTGGTTAAGTCAAAATCTAATCGCTTAGAACGCGAGTGGAAGATAACCCCAATTCAAAGGGAATTGCTGTGATTACAGAAAGCATTACCAAAGAAATCTATGATTTGCCAGAGCATAAGCAGCTTAGAGAAGATGTAAGAAACTTTATTGTTAAACAAGAAATCTTACAAACCATCCAAAACTGTCCCATGTGCGCCCAACACCGAGAGGCTAAAAACCTTTGGAGAAAAGTGGCACTTGATCTTTTTACGAGGCAAAAATGACCCCAGAAGATGAAGAATTCCAAAGAATCTCGCGTGAAATTAAACGCAGAGCAGAAGAAGATGACGATATTCAAGACTACAAAAAGCCTTGGGTGGGGCTGACAAACGAGGAACAAAGAAAGTTCCTACATGACCCAATGCCCCTAGCAGCTTTAATCATTGCCATTGAACAAAGCCTCAAGGAGAAAAACTTTTGAACGCCTTTCACAAAGACTTTATGAAAACCTATTACCCTCATTTTTGGTCAGCCCCCAAAATAATACAAAAACGAGATGTACGGGTACGCCACTTTTATGTTTATGCGAGGGCAAAATGAGTTATCTAGTAGGCTCTTTGCCACCTTTAAAATGCTTTATACGCAAAGAATTCCTGTATGACCAACACAAAGGTCATGGAGAGTTAGAACCCTGTATCTGGGTGTCTCTCAAAGCCATTAGAGGGCAAGTCTTTAGGATTGAATCTCTCTTACCTAGATATGGGGCTTTGTATGACAAGCTGCCCATCCATGCTTACTGTTGGAAAGATGGTGGTGATCTACCTATTGACGCTCTCCAGTTGTGGGATTGTCTAGGGTATCGGTTCACCATTATTGAAAAGGTTTTACTCAGGAATCTAAGTGTCAAGGTGTTTGGTAAAGACCGCCAATGGCACTTTGGGACTTATATGTTTACTGTGGACTTTTGTGCAGACCAGACCGACATTGATACGGGTTTTTCTGAGACCGCAGAGGAACACAAATCCTTTAATTTCATTAAACTCGACAACGGACAGTTTGCTTGCCAACCCAACAATCGGTGCATCTGGTATGACCAAAGTCTAGTGTCAGGAACACTAACCCCAGACTTCAATGTTGCTACCCAAACCTACTCAGTGGACGGGTCACGCAAGTGGGTTGCCTCAGATGATTGGTTTTACGATATAAGGAGTCGAGATGCTTAGTAGTATTCTTACCATTATTGTTGTGCTATTTATTGGCGCGTTTGTCGGTGTTGGCATCCTAGTGGCAGTTCTTTGTATGAGTGTAGAGGATTAGCCGTAGACCCTAGTCCCTTGTTTATCAATGATAAGGGCTTGTTTACGGGGAGAATCAAACATCTTGTTGGGTATAGAAATATGCGTCCAACGATCAAACTCCCTGATCACTTGGTCATACCCTATCCCAGACGCAATAATAGCCTTCACCACCTCATCAGGGGTCATGCCAGGCACTCTCAGATCGGCAGCGCACCCTACTCGGTGCTGAGAGGTATCTTTTGAGCCTACCGCGTCATTAACCGCTTTAGAGCGGAACGCAGAGTTAACCATAATTGGCTTACCGCCAAGTACGCCTTTGACTGTTTCAAGGAATTCAGCCAATCTTTTAAGGTTTGTAAGTTCAGTTTCATTTGGTATGTTCTCCAATTCCCGATGGTCGGTGTGAGTTAGTTCTTCTAAAGTAAAGTGTTCTGTTAAGTTCATTTTTTAGCCTTCATGTCCATGATTTTCTCTAGCGTTCTGCCGCCAAAATAAAACGACATAATCAGCATCCCCCATTGACCTAGCAACTCTACATAGTTGTTATTGACCTCAATATCCCATGCGCTCATCATGGCAAAGGTTGTGTAGGTAAGCAAAATAAACACCAAGGTCATGGGACGGATGTTTTTGGACAACCAAGAGTCAGAACCCATGTCTGCTTTAAGTCTCTCGGTCAATTCATGTTGTTCAGCCACATCAGCATTAAGTTTTGCTAACTCGCCATTTTGTTGCATCTCAAGCAGCTTCAGTTTGGCTTGCTCTGCTTGTGCTGGGTCTGGAAATACCTTGTCTAGTATCTTCCCACCAATGTCTAAAAGTGCGCCAATAGGTATCATTTTTTAGCTCCAATCTTTGTTTCAATAACAGCAATGTGCATACGGTTGACTTGAATGTCATCACGGTTCTTTTGGATTTCTTTTTCCAAATCTTGACGTAACTTTTCACGGGCTAACTCTGCTCCAGTATTGGTCGCTTGCTTGTTGTCTGAGGTCACCACAAGACTAATCTTGCTGTTCAAAATAGTGACTTCATGCGCCAAATTAGATAAAGCACTCATCAGGTAAACAACGCAAGAAAACAAAAGCGGAAGAAGTGCAAAAGTAATCTTTTCAATCAGTTGGTTTTTTGCTTCCATTGATTGTATTTTTTCCTCGCTCATTTGTTTTCCTTTAGTTCCTGTTTGAGTTTACGAAGTTCCTTAATCTCTCGCTTGAGCTGCGCCTTCATGTATAGCGTTTCTATGTAGGCAATGCTTGTGGTAGCAACAATAATACATAACGCTAATACGCTCAGAATCCATCCGATAAGACGCGCAGTTGCCACATTAGCCACCCAAAAAGTAATGATACAAATACCACAGCAATTACTCCACTTGTTAACTCAATAGCCCTGATCTCTTCCTGTTCCTTTTGCCACCGCGCTAGTCTCATTTTCTTGACTTCTTCTGCCCTAGCCCATTCCTGTTCTTGTTGAATTTTGGCATACATCTTTAGAAATCTGGTATATATTGCCTTGAGTTCAGCAGGCGCATATATCGTCATTTGTTCACGAATCTGGGCATCAAGGTATTCCATCTGTAACTCAATTAGACTTCTTTCAATCGCTTTTTTAGAGGTGTTCTGGGTAGGGTCATAGCGTTCCTTAGATTCTGCCTCCAACGATGCGTAGTAGTTGTTTAATTGAGCCTGTATCTCAAAGAAATTGCCGAGTTGGATACCAACATCGTTAATGACTTGCAATTCGATGGCTTCATAGGATTGGTCTTTTTTAGAGGCTTTCGCTTTCGCCACAGGCTCGGTAGGCTTGCTAACAAATAAACCAACCAACCACTCCCATATCCCTTTAATTGCTTTAATGTCTGCTTGTACGCCTTGGATAGTGGACTTTGCACCCTCCAAGCGCAAGCGACCTTCGTGCAACATTGAGCAACCCTTAGAAATTGCACTACAAGCAGATTGAGCCAAAAGTAACAACGAAAAAGGGTCAATGTCACACTCCAATTAGTTTCTTGACAAACTCGGCAGCCACGCCTGGGCCTAGTAGAACGACCAAGATCACCGCATACAGCAAATATTCAATCTTGGCCATGCGCTTTTCACCCGTAGACAAAGACTCATCTATGCGCTTGTATCTTTCAGCACACAGAACTTCGTGAATCGCTAGGCGTGTCTCAGTATCCTCAAGCATTACCAAGGCACTCCAGTAGCACTTACAGGATTCTTCTGTGCATCAATCTGCGCTTGCAGACTAGCCTCTACCGCCTCTTTGTCTACGCCATTAGCCCATATCCAATCTAATACAGTTGCTTGCGTTAAGTCAGCATAGGGAGTTGTGGGTGTTCCATCAGCCCATGAACTTGTAGCGTATGTAGATGCGGAGTAATCCCCATCTACTGCGCTTACAGTCCAATGTGCGGTAGTTACAAACCCATTAGAGGTTTGGCGGTCTAGTTGTACGATTGTCCAAGTGGTAGCCATTATTAACTCCTTAACAAGCCATTAGCACACAAGGCACACAGTAAGAACCATCTGCGTATGTGCAAGTTACATGATTAGAAGTGACCTTTGCAATCGTCTTAGACCGCACAATATCGTCACTTTGAGCCTTGGCAGTTCCATTACCAGCAGACATTAGTAAATCGCCACGCTGAACAGTTACGCCTTGAGCAATACGAATAATCATATCGCCTGTCATAGCCATGTTAATTTCATCTACTTGGTGGGCTTCGTCATAAAACCAATTTACAAACACACCAGCGATATTTGCATCGCCTTCAACATCAGAAACCTTAACCTTATTTAACTGCTCATTTGGTACAGGATTGCCCCCAGCATCTGTGTAAACATTCATTGCGTCAAGGTTAGATAACACAGTACCTTTGACCAATGAATTGTCTTTGGCAGTTATAGTTTGTGCGTAACGGGCTAAGTGACCACCATTGTAAGAAACAGTCGTTCCAGATACAGATATGTTTCCTTCTTCTGAAGCATCTTGTTGAAATGAAACAAGTACCCCATCATTTGTTGTGCGATTGATTCGTAAAGATGAATTACCACTAGTTGTTAAATTTAATTGTTTATTCGGTCCGTCATACTCAAGTCCAGCAGTGCTGAAAGAAGATGCTGTTTTTGCCACCAGCAAGTTACCAGCCACATAAACATTGGTCGTGCCAGCAAGCACAGCCAGAGCAACAGCAGTACTGCGCTGGCAAATCGCCACATCGTAGTTTGTACCTTGACCATAAAGAAGTGCGCCACTGCCACCATCGGGGGCAAGCATTGCTTCACCAGCCGTTGCCGCACTTAAAGATGGTGCGCCATTTGCTTTAAATATTCCACCTGTAGCAGTGACTTGACCAGCAACATTTAATTTACCAGCCGCACCTGTAGTTGCCACCATCACATTACCAGAGGAGTCGATACGCATACTCTCCGTACCGCCTTCAGTGAAAGCAATCGTATCTGCGGCTGGAAACCAAATGCCTGTGTTGGTATCACCTGTAGTAGTGATGGCAGGGAGTGCTGCTGTACCCGCTACAAATGCTGCTCTTTGGTTTGCATCTATAGTTACAGCGGTAGTGTTAGCCGTCTGTAGAGCTAGAACACCACTAGTGTCAGCAGTCTGTACTAACCCAGCTGATGTTGATGCGTTTATGGTAGTAGTCATTATTGTGTTCCTTCGTCAGCAGGCAGTGGTGTATTGCCTTCAGCCACCCACTTTAAATAGGCTTGGTAGTCTGTGTTGTCTGGTGCATTCAAAGGTATGAAAGCGTTATCGCTCAACCTAATTACGATTACAGGCTCACCACCAAAAGCATTTTTGTGAAATTGATACATTTATAACTCCGCAGAACAAACCCAAAAATATCTGGAGCCAGTCATTGTTCCACTAGATGGCCCAGCCGCTATATATTTATCTGAAATAAAATTTACTCCGATAGACACATTATTTGTACTTGTTCCGCCAGCATCAAGTGTAGATATTTTTCCAGAATTTCCAGCCCCATCGTAGAATGTGACGGTCGGTTGAGCAGTTCTTTTTTGCACTAATAAATTAGCGGTTTGAAACTTTTGTCCAGATGAAGATGTATAGCCGTTTATAAACTGTCCTACGTTATATGGATAGCTTTCAATTGAACCTACCGCATATCCAGTTGAGTAGTTGTTTTCATAATATCTCTGACATAACTGCAACTCAGTACCATAAGGTCTGTAATCAAAACTCGTTGCAGTTGAGCCTTTTTCTAGTTGTACGCCTGTGATGTAGAAGGTTGCGCCATTTGTAGCCACTAGATTTGTTTGACCAGTTGCGCCATAGTACCCAGCAGCAGCCCACGCACCAGCAGTACCAAGTCTTGTACTACCAGCGCCTAATGAAAAATTGACATAAAGTCCAATTCCATTTGTTGCACCCACCCAAGTTCCTGTAGTGTCACCAGCAATAGTTACAGTTTTGTATTCAAATGTGTTTGCTGCATTTATTGTGTATGTAAATGGGTAAGACCTGTTGCTATCATTGTTAAGTAAAGAACCACCAAATGTTCCAGTCAAACTAGAACGAACCCAAAAAGATAAAGTAACTGTAGATGCACTGGCTGTTCCAAATGCCAAGTCTGCAGTATTAAATCCTTCAATCTTTTGAGTAAATCTAAAAAGATCAGTTGAACCTGGTGTAAAAGCAGATGATGAAGTTACCAGAACAGAATTTGTAAATCCAGCAGGAGCAGTAGAGGATTGTGTAGCAGTTAATTTAGATGCTTGTGCAATACCAAATGACCATCTATCAGTAAGATAATCGTTATCTGCTGGAGTAATAGTACTAGTACCATTTCTTTGGCTTATAACCATGCCACCATTGATGATGCGGTTCTTGTATCCATCGTAATTCACACCCGTACAACTTGTAAGAATACCGCTTGCTGGTGTTCCTAGTGCTGGTGTTGTCAATGTGGGACTTGTTAAGGTCTTGTTTGTCAGAGTATCTGTAGTTGTTTTACCAACCAGAGTATCGGTTGCTACAGGAAGAGTAAGCGTGTTAGTACCTGCTACAGCAGGTGCAGATATGGTTATCGCTCCAGATGTGTCCCCTGAAATTACTACTGATGCCATTTGTATTCCTTAAACAACAACCCAGCGACTACCGCTAGATATAGTTACAGCTTGACCTGATGCCACGGTAACGGGACCAGCAGACATACCTGAGTATCCTGCTCCAATAGTGTAGCTTGCTGCAACTGTTTGACTGTTAACCACAATACCATTTAGTGCAACTGGAACTGATGCTTGTAGTTCACCTGTACTTGGTTTGTATAGCAACTTAGCGTTGCCTGTAAACAGGGTGGATGCTGTTCCTGATGTAGCGTTTGCAAACAATGGAAACAAGTTACTCGCTGTACTGGTGTCATTACTTAGGCTTGCACCACCTACACCTGCCCAAGCAGTACCGTTGTATCCCTCAAACTCTACTGATGTAGTGTTAAAGCGAAGCATTCCACTTGCTGGGGTTGGTCGTTGACCAGTCGTACCCTTGCTGATGCTTAATGCACCAGTTGAAGTAAATGATGAATCAGCTGATGCAGTAAGAGTAGTGACTGTTGCAACAGCAGGAGTAGTAGCACCCACTGTTCCATTGATATTAACTGTTTGAGCTGCTGAGAAAACATTAGTCTGATCTAGTATTGCCGTGTTACTAAGAACAGCAGCTACTAAACGTAGTTCTACTTTATCTCCAGTAACAAATGCACTAGCCGTAGTGTTGTCTTGAGCACGAACAATAGTGAATGTATCAGTAGACCTAGCAGTTACTTTAACAATCTCAATTGTGTTAGCTACATTAGATAGTGTGCAATAGAAATAGTCACCACCACCTAGGGTAGGAAACAAAGCACCTTGTCCAGTAGACACAGTAAGACTAACATCACCACTAGCAATGCCTGATGCTAGAGTAGATGTTGCATTGTTGGTGAACTTTATAGCCATAATAATTCCCTATTAACCAACAGTGATAGTCCAATTAATTGTCAAAGAATCATTAGCACCTTTACCAATAGCACTAAACACCACATGTGACAGCATAGTTCCACCAGATGTAGCGTTGTTAAAGATACCTGCTTCAGTAATAGTGCCTGTACCTACACCAGCAGCAAATGTCTTAGACAAACTCACAATATTTGCAGCCACACTAGAGGTAGTGTACGCAGCACGTATTAGTTCAGTTCCAAGAGTTGTGTCACCTACTCCAGCAGGAGTACTGTTAGTACCTATTGCTATAGCAATAAAAGGAGATGTACTGCTACTAATAATGGCAGAGGCTAAGAAGTTCTTTCCTACTTGAACAATTACATTCTTTTTTTCTAAGACTATTTTGTCATTTAGTAGGATTTCTATCTCACCTTTTAAATTAATTGTTTCATTCATTTTAATTTATCCCTAAAGAATTAATTGCTGAGCCATTGATTGCTGATGATGAGATTAAAAGACTAGTAACTGATTCAGAAATAGAAACACTTTCTGCATTAGTATTGTTAGCCTCCAATGAAACTGACTCAGAGACAGTAACACTCTCACTCTCTGCTGCTCTAATAAATATCTTTGCTAGAACTTCAGTTACATCAATAGTCTCGTTAGGCTGTTGAGTGTAATTAATTGGGATAAAAGAATCTGATGATTCTGGTCTAGTAAAAGGAGGAGCTTGTATGTCAGCTACTCCATGTACAAAGTCTTGTGGTTGTCTGATTTCCCAGTCACCACTACAAACCATCAACCCATCCCAACGAAGTTGTAGCTCGTTGTTTTTAAACACACGACCACAAGAATCACAAACAACTTTCCAACCACCGTTGTCCCAGTTGGATTTGTAAGACACAGTTATACCCTATCAGATTTATTGTCTAGCTTGTCAAAGATCTTTTCAATCATCTTTTTAAGTTCTCGAATGTCTTCCCGATAGTCATCTTTAACAACGTACTCTTTGGGAAGATCTTCTCTCAACTTAGCAAGATCACTCTTAAGCTCTTTGACAGCAGACCACAATTCTCTAGCAAACCAACCTGTAACACTGGATGCTAAACCTAAGCCTATGTTAAGCAAAGTTTGTAAATCCATTACAGATTTGCACCTTGTTTAACAAGTCTTAAGATGACAAGAAATGTCTGTGTACCAGATGTATAACCTGTAGTCAGAATGTTGATAGTCCCTGTTTTACCAGTTCCTGAGTTGTTAGTTAGTCCACCTAACTCTCTTAGAAAAGAGAGTCCAGATCCAACTAAAGGAACAGCTACAACATCAGTTGTAGCATCCCACAATAGTTGTACTCCTAGTTGAGAACCAATGACATATTCAATGTGATCTATCCTTACTTGCTCTGGAGTTGGACCAATACCACCTTGGTTGATACTGGACATTGCAAGAGCAGCAGTAGAAGCTAGGTTACCTGTGTCTAGTATTCCTACCAGTTTTACAGATACGTTGCGTGGTCCTTCTTCAAGGATTTGAGTTGTAAATGCATTAGCCATGTGACTCTCCTAATTAATAGGCACGAGTTTGGGCAGATAGCATAAAGTCAACAATCATATCCGCAGTAGTAGGTGCAGTAGCAGCAGCTTTACAACCAAAACCTGCACCCATGTTTGTAGCATTGGGGAATGTAGCAGCTGTAATACCAGTAGAAATGCCTACATCAACAGAACAAACTTTTGCATCATTTACAAAAACATCAATGTTGCCTCTACCATCGTAGTACCAACCAAGTTTAATAAAAGTACCACTAACAAGAGTAGCAACAGTTGTAGTAGCAGTTGAGTAAGCAGTAGCAGCTAATGAAGCACTACCTTTACGAACAACAAAAGTAATTGCTGAAGAACCAGCAGCCTTGTTGAAGTAGATGCCATCAGTAGGAGTAAGAGCAGCAATAGAAGCAGCTATACCAACTAATAGTTGATCATTAGCAGCAGTAGTAGCTTTAAATGCAGTGTAGAACCAAGCTACTTGAGTAGGAGGAGCAGTAGCAGTGATTGTGTTGGTAGCAATGTTGAAATTAAGTGGATTATTTTGAATAGCACCAATGTCAGCAGTAACACTAGAACCACCACCAACTGTAGAAATTATTCCACCATTACCGACAACTAAACCAATAGTTTGATGGGATGTAGTGTTAGTTACAGTGAAGTCAGCAGCAACATACTGAAAAAAATCTTCAAAATCTAAAGAGATGTCTGTAGGATCTGGAAGGGGAAATTGACCTAGTGTAGAACCAATTGCTTGTGTTGATACACCAGCGGGGAAACGGGTAGGAGAAGCCATGATAAATATTCCTTTGACGTTGTTTAAAACAACGCTCTATTTCTAGAGCGTCATTGGAGATTAAATTTTACTTTACATTTTCTTTTTAGACATAGATGCTTTTGGAGCCATCTTCTTAGCAGCCATCATCTTTGATCCCATCATCTTCTTAGCAGGAGCCATTTTTTTAGGTGCTGCTGATGCTGGCATCATTCTCTTTTTTTGTAAACCATAAGCCATGATAAGTTTCCTTTATAAAAAGAACCCCCTCTTTATGGGAGGGGGAGTGTTACTAATAACAATTAAGGACCATTAGATCCAAATAAAGCGCGTGGATCAGACCATCCGAAGCTATAACGCTCGTAGCCTTTGGCTTTAACGTTCATAGTATCGAAGTCATTATCTTGATCAAACGTAACAGCCATACGCTCATAGTACTTCAAACCAGTACCACCAGGAATAGTGTTGCGGATAAACCAAGCATGTGGGCTTGTGAAGTAGTGGTTCACTTTGAAACCACCAGGGATGTAGTTGCCAGATTTAATGACGTTGATGTCGTTATTGGCGTTACCTGGTTGGTACTCAGTTTGTAAAATGCGTTGAGCATTAAACACTTCTTGACGAGCAATGTGCAAGCTGTTTGGTTGAATAGCGACTAACAGACCACGGTCATTTGTAAAGC